TGGGCTGTGGCGAAGCTATACATTGTAAACTGTGAAGATTGTGGCGTTGTAATCCCGAAAGATCCACGCCACAATTGGCTTATTTGTAGAGATTGCAGGAATAAGATGTAAAAACGGAAAGTAATTTGTTCTATTTTTTTAATCAGCAAACAAAATGGCTTCTATTGATGCCGAACTTGCAACACTGCATGCGCGTATTGCTCAGCTTGAGGAGGCCAAGAAGATTCCCGAACCACCTAAGCCCACGCTTGAAGAGCTCATTACTCGTAAAGAGAAGGGAATTGAAAAGGAAAACAACTATAAGCCTCGCAATCGTAGCCTAACAGCTATCAACACATACCGTTCGGATATTGAAATGCTTGAGTCTATTGTCGAAAGTCTGAACCGTATTCACTCGCGTCTAGATGCACTTGAGAAGAAGTAAAAACGGAAACTTAAATGTTCTATTTTTTAATCAGCAAACAAGATGGCGACTCCTTCTATTAAGTTTAAAAAACTAATAATCAAGCTCAATCAGCTTGACCGAAGCAATGTCGTCGGTGCACTTAGTAGATGGGTGGGTGGGATTACTTGTGATCCAAAGATCCAATCATTCTCCAGCTTCCTAAGCAGACTAGAGGGTCAATGCTTTCTGTCGTCAAAAGAACTTGAAAACGACTTCATGTTATGGAGTCTTGCAAATTGCCTCAATGATTGTATAACATTTCAGGAGGTTGTTAAGAGTAAACTCGCCATTCCAAAAAAGAACATTGATGAACTATTCAAGAAAGAAGAGAAGAAAGCTGCTGTCCGAAAGACTATCCCAAAGAAGACACGCGAGACTGTATGGTCTACGCAGTTTGGTGGAACAACAGATGGAAAATGTTATTGTTGCAGTGGAAAGATTACTGCGCTTGGAATGTGGCATGTTGGTCATGTTATAGCACAAAGCTCTGGAGGTAATGATACCCCAGACAATCTTCGAGCTGTATGTGTTTCCTGTAATTTAGATATGGGAACTGAAAACATGGAAGTTTTCAAAAATCGATGCTATCCGTCTTGAAAAAGTTTAAAACGGAAACTTAAATGTTCTATTTTTAATTGTAGAATATATCGTCGTAAATGCTCACACCAACTGAAACAACAGACTCGTACTGGGTATATCACGGAATATCATCTATTGAGCGAAAAGACATTAAAGATGTCGGTAAATGGATGTTGTTTTATCCTAAATCTAAATTAGATTCAAAGTGGGTGGAACTTTGTGGTTTATACGATGAAACCAAACTGACTGGGATATTATCTATGAAATGTTCTACATCACTAAAATCATCAAGGAGTAGCAATGATGATGAAGGAGTTATTATACTTTATTGTAATAATTCTTCAAGTGAAACAGAAATTCTGAATATTGGAAATGGACTAATGCATTATATTCAAGATTACCCTAGCAAAACTATATACTACAAAACTGATACACAAACACGTGCAGGAACAATCGCAACGGGGACAATCGCCAATCATACATATAAGATAACTATAGAAAAACCAATTGTTATTACTTCTTATCCCTTACCATTCTTTCCTGATTATACAATTGACATCCCAAGTTCATATAACGGAGGGCGAGATTTGACCGGAATCATAATTAAAAGTAAGAAAGGAAACCCAGTCAACCCCAAAGGCATTCCTACAGGGAGTATAACATGGATATTAAAAAATCCAGATTCGACCAATCCAGACTATCAGAAATTATACAAGAAAAACGTAGTTGGAACGGCATCGCAATCTTTATACGATTCCGATATTCGTAAAATATTTATATATTTAAAAGTGTCTGTTTGAAATGAGAACGTATAAAAACGGAAACTTAAAGAGATTTAACCTTTTTAACTAAAAGATGGAGCAGCTTTACGTTCTTCAGTTGGAGAGTGGGAAGTATTATGTTGGAAAGTCAAAAGATGCAATGAAGCGTTTTGAAGAACATAAGTCTGGAAGCGGATCTGCGTGGACGAGTAAATATAAGCCCGTTAGAATGATTGAAGTACGTGATTTGAAAGATCATCATGATGAAAACAACGTTACTAAAGACTTGATGAAGAAACATGGAATCAATAATGTTCGTGGCGGATCGTATACGCAAGTAAACCTATCAGATGATGTAGAGTCCGTGCTTCAAAAAGAAATGCTTGGCAATGCAGATGTCTGCTACAAATGTAACCTTGCTGGGCATTTTGCAAATCAATGTCCAATTACTCTTCGTAGAATGCACGTACCTTCTAAGAAGCAAGAAAAAGTTGAATGGGGATGTAGCTATTGTGAACGTTCTTTTACTTCAGAATTTGGATGTAACGTTCATGAGAAATCCTGTAAGAAAGCTCAAATAGTTATGTACGAATGTGATTATTGCGATAGAACATTTGATACCCAGTATGGATGTATGGTTCACGAACGCTCATGTAAAAAGACTGAAGTTGTATGCGAAGCTCCTAAAAAATCAGGAGCATGTTATCGCTGTGGTCGAACCGGTCACTATTCTCCGGATTGTTATGCATCAAGACATGTTAAAGGATATGATCTTGATGAGTAAAACAGAAACTTAAAGAGATTTAACCTTTTTAACTAAAATGTCACGATTTGTTCAGGTTGGAAAAAAGATGGTTGACATGGTGGGATTGCATGCCGTTTGGATTGGACCTGATCATTTGTGTAGGTCGCGCATCACATTGTTCTATCCCGATCGTCCTCAGCCTAAAACGATCGAATATGATTATGATCAAATGGTACAAGCTGGTACAGATGCAAAATTTCTGAAGGAATCGTTGAAACAATTTAAAAAGAAAGTTTCTGAAACCAATGTCTAGAGTAAATCAAAATGTACATATTTGGATCGGTAGTTCCACATTTTTAGACCACTTATGAAATTTCTAGTATACACGTTTAACTTTGGAAGAACTGCACCTGCTAGCATAGGTTTGGCAAGAACAAACTTCCGAACATATCGCACAAGCTTAGATTCAAGCGACAACACTTTTTTTCTTTTTTCGTTCGCTTGCCATTCATCTGCGTGCGAACGGATAAACTCTTGAATTGCCTGTTTCATGATCTTTTTAGTCTGAGTAAATTCAGAAGCTGCAGCTCTAACTTCTTTCTTAAGTCTACGAAACTCTTTATCATTTCTAACCTCGGCGTGTGCTTGTTCAATTAATCCAGCTTCTTCAATTGGATTACGATGTTTATTGCAAAGAATACATTCGTAGTTGGTTTGTTTCATGTACTTAATAACACATTTGGTATGATATGCGTGCTTACAATCCAAACGAACACACGTACGTGTTGATTCATTTGGGTCATCATATTCTTCCATATCCATATCAGCCATACAAACTGAACACTCTGGCATTTTATTTACTAAATTCATTCAATTTAAATAGGTTGATTTACTATTTGATTAACAAGTGGATGATTTTGCATCGCAAAAATCTTCGGCCATGCGAGATAGAGTCTAAAGCTTTGTTCGTGTTTAAACAAAGGAAATTCAGGATAACATGACAGTATATCATAAAATGCGTCGGCGATTGGATGCTGTTGGTGTTGACGCATTTGAGCGATAATATTAGTTAAAACTGTTCTGCGTTGTTCGTGAGATAGTTCACCGATTCGTTTGTAAAAGATCTCCATTTATTTACATTCATTGCGAATATCCGTAAGCCAGTTGGCACATACTTCGTCCCAAGTCTTAAACTGATGATTTTTAATTGCCTCACGTCGCTCATCGAGTGTATCGATGGTTCTTTGCATAGCATCCGCTATAGATATATGACTAAAAAGAGGAATCTTGAATCCGATTGCCATTGTGACATTAAAATATGCACGACCGTCGGCTGGAACAATTTCACACGTATCGGGAGGTAAAAATTCAGAGTATACTCCAACGTCAGTCACAACTTGAGGGGCACCCACAAAAAGATGTTCTAGCTGGCATAGACCGAATCCTTCTCCATCGCTTGTATTAATTCCAATATCGGCAACGTTATAAATCTCGTTGATCTTCTCATCACTGAGTGCAGTTGTACCTGTATCTACAATAATAAGACGCTGTCCGATTGATTCCACCGATATACCATAGACAGCAAGTTCCGATAGATAAATGCGAACTAGATCATAATATCCACCTCCCTGTGGTGTTGCTGCTGTTACTAGCATCATAAAGTACGGCTTGCTAAGATCGCGCGAGATAAGTTCTACAAATGACATAATACAAAGATCAGTACGCTTTCGTATAGAATTACGGTTTGCATTCAAGAATAAGATAGAATCGGGCGGTAGATTATTTGCTGCACGAGCAGATTCTCTCGCGATAGGACTAATTCTTGAGAATACAGTTGAGTCAACTGCGTGTTCAATTACTCCGATATTCTGAACAGGTCCATATGTTAGGTATTCTTTAACCCAACTATCCGAAAACATATACACCCGATCAGCCGCTTTAGTGATTCGTTCAATAAGAAAGTTCATAGTACCAGTGTACACAAGATCAAGATATACCCAAAACTTGTAGGGTGTCTTACCCTTTTCGTATTTCATAGCATCTAGGAAACTATTAATAAGCATTGGGTCATTATACATCATCACCACATCCGGATTTACGGTTTCAAGGTACTCAAAAATTTTATTAGTTCCAAATCCCTGTTCACGAGGTTCCTCATTTGCAGCGGCATCGTATTGAATGACCCCCTTAGGAGCTTTGCGAATTCCCGAACGAGCACCATTACGTTGAAAGCCAAAATGAAAAACCTTTACATCCGGAATAGTAGATACTTGTTGCAAGAGATTTGAAGCTACTTTTGAATAACCAGTCAACTGATCAGTGTGTGTACTAATAAGGACAAATCGCATTTAATATAATAATTATTGAAGTCTTTAAACAGAACTTATAAATTCCCATCGCAAATATTCACAAATCTTTTTCCATATAAAATCGTGTGCAATCAAACGATCACGTGATTTTAGTAAAGGGAAATACGCTTTGTACTCATCCAGTTCCAGCAGCTCGAAGAACTTGAACAAAATATACGAATAAGACAGAAAGTTAGTGCGGTCATCCGGACAGTACAGCAAAAAAGGCGCCTGGATTTCTTGAAACATCGTACGAATCTTCTCTTCAATTTCTGGCGTAATCGTTGGTGGAGGGTTTCCATTAAGTCTCGAAAGAATATGAGCGGCATGTTCGTAATACTTAGATTTATTCAGCTTCTTTAAAATGTCTCGTATCTCTTTCTCTGTCATTTGAGCAATGTTTTGAATACGACGTTTCTTAATTTCACTAATAACTTCATGCATGACTTCATCTGGAATAATAGTTGATTCCTTTGCTTGAAACTGATTCAAAATTTCATTCAAGTGATTGATCTTCTTATACGCATAATTATTACGTTCTTTGGGAGGATCGCGAAATGATGGAAAATCGGAAACTACCATAATATACTCTTCGGATCCACACTTCGGACAAACAAGTACACCTTCTGATGTCAATTCTTCACGAGCAATATTACAGAGTTCACAGTGTTCGGTTACAACTTGCTTCAGTTCTGCAATTTCCATTCC